TCAATACCAGCAGGGTGCCAGCGGCGATGATCGACAACACCGCACTGCTGGCAGCAGCCACGTTCCTTGAGGTGAACGGCTTCACCTGCAACCTTGAGATCCGCGAAAGCACCAACTACTCCGACCTGGCAGCCAGGCTGGCGCCCTACTTCCTGCTGGCTGAAAGCAGCGCAGGCGGCAAGCGCGGGCTGAGGCCACTGCTGCCGGTGACTGCCGGCGGCGCCATCAAGACCACGGCAATCACGGCGGAGTACACCTTCACCGAAGACACGGTGCTGCCCGGCACGCTGGAGATCAATTACCTGTCACTGGCGGATCGGCAGCCATTCGTGGCGCAGATGATCTGGCGCCAGCAGCTGGAGAGCGACATTGGCATCATCCGCACCGCTGAGGTGCGCTATACCAGCACCGCCGAGACCGGGCCGTATGAGTCGCACGATCTCTCGACGTTCTGCACCAGCGAGGATCACGCCGTCAAGGTTGGCGCCTACATCCTGGCCAAGCGCATCTACACGACGCACACCATCAGGTTTGCAGCACGGCCGCAGGAGCACAACACGCTCATCAGCGCTGGCGACATCATCCGCGTGCAGCTGGCGCGTGATAACACCACCTACGCCAACTCGGTGCATGACTACCTGTACCAAGTGGAGCGCATCACCAAGACACTGGCGGGTGATGTGAGCTATGAGGCCACGCACTTCCCGATTGACGACCAAGGCCGCAGCCTGATCGCGTTGGATGTGGCTGCTGCTGTCGGCACCGGCATCATCCTGCCAAGTGGCCGCACCGGCGTGAGTTGTGATGTGAACTCCAGCAGCGATAACACCATCCCGGCTGAGACGTTCACGAACGCCGATGGCGAAGATCCGATCAACCTACCGTTCCCTGGTGCTGGATCTGCACCGACTGGCGGCACCGGGAATGGTGATGACGGAATAGATGCAGGCATTCCTCTCGCAGCAATAGTAACATCACCAGCAGGCGAGATACCACGCGCTGGCGTCGGACTCACACCTCCGACTGCGGTTTGCGGCGGAGAAGGCTTTGCAAAACTTGAATGGTATCGAAATGGAGTACTGTCCACCACAATCGAAAACATAGATGGCGTTTATACCGTCACCTATGGCGCTGACCGTCCAACATTCCTCGGCAATATTAACCTAGGTATTTTGCTGCTTCGCGTAGGCGATGGCCCTACGTGGACATCAAAAACCTATTGCAAAAACGGCACGGTCATAGGATCCTCAACCGCGGTGGCCGACGGCACTTATTTAAGAGACTACGCATTCATGGCGCTTACGCCGTTTGGTTGGGAACGTGGCATATACAACAGCATCGGATTCCCGCCGTATTTAGTGTATGACGAAGGACTAGGGCTTGGGGAAGTTTATTGCTACAACTTGGCAAGCTTTGGAGGGTGGTTTGTTGCTAAATCAGGTCCAGGAATCGTGGCAATTGAAGCCATTCCACTAGGTTGACCGTGGCAGTATTTCCCTCCCTAACACCTGCCACCCGCGCCTTCACGCCAGGTGAGTACCCGCACACGCCGTTCACCACCTACAACGGCCTGCAGAATCGCGTGCGTCATAGCAACGTGATGCTCAGCAGCTCGGTGCGGCTGAGCTTCATCGCCTTGGCGGAAGCTGACATGCTCAGCATCCTCAGTCACTACCAAGGCCAGTTCGGCAGCTTTGAGAGTTTCACGCTGCCGTCCAGCATCTGGAGTGGCGTCACTACCATCAGCGACTACCAGCTGACGGACTACCGCTGGCGATACACGGAGGCGCCAACCGTAGACGACGTTTACTGCGGGCGTTACAACGTCGAGCTGGCGCTGGAAACAGTTCCGCCTGAAGGCAGGTTTGTCGGCGGCACCGAACTACTCGTTCTGTACTCACTCGCCGGTGGAACTGCCGCCGCTGCCAATGGCCTGCAGCAAAGCATCACGCTGACACTGGCCACTGAGGGCTTTGTTGTTCCTGGCTTGGATGAGTCGATTACTGCTAGCATCGGCGCCGCCAATGGCGTTATTGCCAGCGTTGTATTCTCCCTGGATGCAGGCGTTCCCGCATTCGACGGTAATGCAGTCGGCCTCGACGAGAGCATCACACTATCTCTGGCAGGTGGCACAGCAACCGGAGGCACGGCAGCTAGCGATTACTGGTCCGACATGTCTGTGCAGCTATATGGCTGGGAATCGCTAGCCTATGTTGAATGGTGGGGCAACTAATTCATGGCAGCGCCGAACCTCAAGACACCAACAACGATTACCGGCAAGACGGTCGGTTACGCCGTCACAACCTCGATGGCTGCGGCACTGAGCAACGGCAGCAGCTCGGGCAAGGTGCTGAAGATCAACAGCGTGTACTGCGCCAACGTGGACGGCACCGCAGCGGCTGACATCAGTCTGGAGCACTACAACGGCACCACCGGCTTCGCTATCGGCAAGACGATCAGCGTGCCAGCCGACGCTACCCAGGTGCTGGTCACCCGCGAGGCATACATCTACCTGGAGGAAGGCCACAGCCTCCGCGCACAGGCCAGCGCTGCCAGCGACCTGGAGCTGGTCATCAGCTACGAGGACATCAGCTGATGTTGGGATTCAACGGTGGCTTGATGGGCATCAGGCGCACGCCAGCAAACGAGGCAGCATCTGGGCTGTGGTTTCAGAACGAGCAGAGCGTGGCGCAACGTGCTGGGATTTGGCCACCCAGTAGCGATCCCTATTTCGCCAACGTAAGCCTGCTGCTGCACATGGATGGCAGCAATGGCAGCACGACGTTTACGGATAACAGCAGCAACGGGTTTACAGTCACGGCTAATGGCAACGCGCAGATAAGCACGGCTCAGAGCAAATGGAACGGTGCAAGCGGATACTTTGACGGAGCAGGAGACTTTCTGACTGTTCCGGTCAATAGTGCATTTGAGCTTGGCACAGGTGATTTTGATGTAGAACTATGGGCTCGGTTTGATTCTGTAAGCTCCACACTCGTGTTGCTTTCGCTTGGCGATGGTGCTAATGGCGCCGGTCCTGTTACATGCGGCTGGTCGTTGTTCTGGACTGGTGGAAACCTTTACTGGTATCGCTACGACCATCCAACTGAGGTGTCTCACACCTTTGCGTGGTCCCCGTCAATTAACACGTGGTATCACGTCAGGGTCACCAGAAGCGGCACAAGTCTTCGCGCATTGATCGACAACGTGCAAATCGGATCAACAATTACCACTTCGCAAAGCTACAATAAGATCAACAGCGACAACCTGCACATCGGCAGATGGATCAGTGGCGGTGGAACTAACTACATGCCGGGCTACATCGACGACCTCCGCATAACCAAAGGCGTTGCCCGCCCAGATGTACTTCCGAGTGGTCCTTTCCCGAACTACTGATGCTCTACTCCCACCGCCAAGCCACTCCCGCGCTCCTGCCGCACCGCATCCGCTTTGCGGACGGCAGCACCCGCACCGACAGCACCACCTTCACGCCTGACGAGCTGGAGCGTGCCGGCTACAGCGGCCCTTACGAGCGCCCCGAGTGCAATTCGAGGCTGGAGACGATCGACTGGGACGGCGAGTCGCTTGAGTACGTCGTGCGTCCCTACAGCTTCAACGAGCTGCAAATGCAGCACGCCAAGGTCCGCGATCAGCGCATCCAGCTGCTGCAGTCCTGCGACTGGACGCAGATTGCTGACTACGACCTTGGTGCCGATCGTGACGCATGGGCCACCTACCGACAGGCCCTGCGCGACCTGGCCGATGCTGCCAACCCGTTTGACATCACCTGGCCATCACCACCCGCCTAGACTGATCTCAACGCAGGTACATCATGGCTTCCCTGATCTACAACTCAGCCGTTGATGACATGGCCCGTGGTGCCATCGACTTCGACACCGACACCTTCAAGGTGATGCTGGTCACCAGCAGCTATACGCCAAACAAGGACACGCACGACAAGCGTGATGATGTCACGAATGAAGTGAGTGGCACCGGCTACACCGCTGGCGGCGTCACCAGCGCCTGCACCGTCACCAAGGACACCGCCAACGATCGCGTCACGCTCAGCTTTGCCGCTGTGAACTGGGCCACCAGCACCATCACCGCCAGGGCTGCGGTGATCTACAAGTCACGCGGTGGTGCGGCATCTAGCGATGAGCTGGTCTGCTACGTCGATTTCGGCGGTGATGTCAGCAGCAGCTCTGCAACCTTCAGCCTGGGCAGCAGCACCATCACGCTGCAGAACTGATGGCCACCTTCCCGGCGCTGGAGCCGGCCACACGCCGCTACAGCATGGGCACCTTCCCCGTCACCGAGGAGAAGGGCTTCGGTGGTGGCAGCATCCGCTTCCGGCATGGCACCACCGCCTACAGCCACATCCTTGAACTGAGCTTCGCTGCACTGACGCAGGCTCAGGCCAAACTGCTGCGCGATCACTACCGCGAACAGCAGGGCGGCTACATCGCATTTCCGCTCAGCACTGAAGCGTGGGCTGGCCACACCAGCTTCACCGACCTGGTGCCAACTTCCACGCACTGGCGCTACGCCGCGCAGCCGCAGGAAGACCACCTATCCGCCGGCTACGTGAACGTCTCGATCAGCCTGATCAGCGTGCCAGCTGTGGTTGCTGCAGCATCTTCCGGCCTGGTCTCCACAGTCACAGCCACCCTGGCTGGTGGTGCTGCATCGGGTAGCTAACCTGAGATAGCGATTTACGCCAGCTATGACACCTACTCCCGAGGACATCACCAGCATTGCCGTAGCGCTGCTGGCGGGCTCTGAACTGCTGGCAATCGTGCCTGGCGTTCGCGCTAACAGCTGGACTCAGCTGATCCTCGGCGCATTGCGTGGCATTGCATCCCGCAAGCGGTGACTGAGCCAACGCACGGCGAGATCCTTCGCGCTATCGGCGTGCTGGAAGGCCAGCTCAAGCAGCTGCTGGATGCCGCCATCTCCGACAAGACCGAGCGGAGCGGATTAGGCGTCCGCGTTGGCCGACTGGAGACGCGCATGGCGCAGGTGGTGATCCTCGCCGTTGTTGCCGCCATGCTCAGTCCTGTCATCTGGTCTGAGATCAAAAGCGCATTCAGCTACCGGCAGCCAGTACCGCAGCACCTGCAAAGACCATGACGCAGCTCAGGCTGGTTGACCTGTTTCGGTACTTCAAGGGGCTGCCGCATCAGCTGGCGGCGATCAGTGAGCTAGAAGCTGCAATCGGTCCGCGCCTTCTGAGCCGCGATCAGCCATGGTTCAAGACATGGAGCACGGCCGGTGTGCAAACCGATCTGGCCGATGCGATTCAGATCATTAAGGAGTTTGAAGGCTGTCACCTGAGCGCCTATCCCGATCCGCTCAGCGGCGGTGATCCGTGGACGATCGGTTACGGCACCACTCGATTCCCGGATGGCAGCGTTGTGCGGCGCGGCGACAAGATCAACGTCATCGAGGCTGACATGCTGCTCCGCTTAGAGGTGGACCGCATCGCAGACCGCCTGCGTGCAATCCCGCACTGGGCAAGCATGGCTGATCCGCAGCGCTGCGCGTTGATCAGCTTTGCCTACAACCTCGGCGCTGGGTTCTACGGCAGCACTGGGTTTGACACCATCAGCGCAGCATTGCGCGATAAGGATTGGGCTGCCGTGCCAGCAGCCATGCTGCTCTACCGCAACCCTGGCAGTGCCGTTGAGGCTGGCCTGCTGCGCCGACGTAAGGCTGAGGGCGCACTCTGGCAGAAGGGTATCCCGCAACTGCAACAGCAGGGCATCCTGCTGCGTGTGCCGTATGAGGCGCAGAACGACAACGCCAGCGGCACCGGCTACCGCGAATGCTTCAGCAGCAGCGCTGCCATGGTGGCCAAGTTCTACGGCAAGGTGAGCGGCGACGATGCCTACAACAAGATCCGCGCCAAGTACGGCGACACCACCGACGCGCAAGCGCAGATCAAGGCGCTGCAATCCTTAGGACTTACAGCGCGGCTGCGCACCAACTGCGGCCCTGCCGTGATCGACACCGAACTGCAGGCTGGTCGCCCCGTGATGGTCGGCTGGTTGCATAAGGGACCTGTCGGCGCACCTACTGGCGGCGGCCATTGGTCCGTAATCATTGGCGCTACCAGTGATGCCTACATCCACAACGACCCCAACGGCGAGGCGGACATGGTAAATGGCGGCTATGTCAACCACACCAAAGGTGCAGGCATTGCCTACAGCCGCAAGAATTGGCTGCGCCGCTGGGAGGTAGATGGTCCCGGCACCGGCTGGGCAATGCTTGTAAGCCACGCCCCTTAGGATAAGTACACATGGAGCCTCGTCTTGTGACTATCACATCCATTCGCAAGACGCCAGAGCTTCTAGAGCTGCGCATCCCCTACACAGCGTTCAGTGAAACAGCAACATTCTTGTTGCTGAGTGACATCCACTTAGACAACCCAAAGTGTGACCGTAAGCTGCTGATCAAGCACCTCGACGAGTGCCGCGCGCAGAATGGCCACATCCTTATGTTCGGAGATGTGCTTTGCCTGATGCAAGGCAAGAAAGACCGCCGAGCAAGCAAAGGTGACATCCGTCCAGAACACCTAGGCGGTAATTACTTTGACCTTGTATTCAGTGAGGCGGCCGAGTTTTTCAAGCCATGGCAAGACATCATCCTCATGGCAGGTGATGGCAACCATGAAACAGCCGTAAGCAATAACCAGGAGATTGACCCACTGGAGAATGTTGTGCGGCTGATGCGCAACAATGGCAGCAACATCGAGCACATGGGTTATCAAGGCTGGATCAGGTTCAGCTTTACGCAGGACAACAACAGCAAGACCAGGCGATGCATGTTGTTCTTCCATCACGGCGCCTGGGGCGGCATCATCACCAAAGGCACCATGGGCGGTGGACGCTATGCGTCAATCGCTCCAGACGCTGATGTCTTGGTCAATGGCCACAACCATGAGCGCAGTGTTGTCGCACACTCCTGTTATCGCGTCGATCAAAACGGCCGCGCCTGGGTGGAGCAGCGCTGGCACGTTCAGTGCGGCACCTACAAGGAAGAGTTTGGAGGAACCGGCGGCTGGGCGGTGGAGCGTATTGTGATGCCCAAGTCACTCGGCGGAATCTGGCTTACGCTACGACCACGCAGACGCGGAGGTGTTGAGATCACTTGCACTCCGACGACATGAGGCAATACGTCCTAGAGATTGAATACACCATCGTCGTCGAAAGCGAAGACGACGATCCTGAAACCGTAAGTGACGACTTCGTGTCTCGACTGACAGAGTTGGCACCATCCAACGATCACATCTTGGGTCTTTCGGTCAACGTCCTACCAATCCCTGAGTTGCGTGGATCATCAGATTGATGGCACATCTCTCGTCCCTAAACGCTCCGCAAAGCAACGATTCAGGCAGCAAATCTTTGAGGCATGGCAGCACTGCTGCGCCTACTGCGATGCTGCGGCCGACACCTTGGATCACGTTAAGCCCAGACACAAGGGCGGCAACACCGTCGTAAATAACCTTGTACCAGCCTGCCGCGAATGCAACCGCAGCAAAGGTAGTGAACACTGGCGGCAATGGTTCAAGCTGCAGTCATCATGGACTGATGAGCGGCAATCTAAGATTGAAGCATGGACTGAAGATATGACACCATGACATGGGGTGATTGGATGATGGTCAAATGGACCATTGAAGAAGAACTGCGCATCGAAGCGCAATCACGCAGCGCATTGATTCATCCAGACGATAGGGATGTGCGATCATTGTGTGCTTCGCTGATCAAGCAAAATGCCTACTACACGCGACTCATTCAGCAAGCAACTGGTCACATCGCGCATCTTGAGACATCAGCGTTTCTCGGTGAGCATCAAACGAAGCCGCCGCATCGACCGGTCATGGATCTGGCCAACCGCGCTGCGCGTTATACCAAGCTCTTCAGCAATCTTGCCTTGCGTCTTTTTCGGCGCTCCTAATCCGTGGTAGCTGGCGACAATATCGCGATCCCGGTCAGCAAGGAATGATAGCGCCAGCTCTAGTTGCTCGGTATATTCCACGGATAGCGAATCGTCATAAGGCTGATGATCGTCAACGATCATGTCAACCAATGGCGAGCCATCATCCCTGACCAGTTGATCTAGGCTGCTGTGCGGTACATTTCGCATGATGTGCGATTGCAGCTCATGCTGACTCATGTTCATCTGCTCAGCGCATTCTGCTGTTGACATCGGCCTGCCATGTTGCTGCAGATGCTCACGTTGCATCTTGGCAATCTTGTACGTGGCATCTAGTACATGCTGCGGCACGCGGATCAGGCGCTCCTTGGTATCAATCGCGCGTGTAATCGACTGACGGATCCACCAGTAGCCGTAGGTGGAGAACTTGTAGCCCTTGGTGCCATCAAATAACTCAACAGCGCGATTCAAACCGATGGCGCCTTCCTGGATCAGGTCCATCAGTTCAAGACCATTGGACTTCAGCCTGGTCACGTAGTTCTTGGCGATGTGAACTACCAGCCGCAGGTTGCAGTTCATCATGGTTTCACGCGCACGCTGGCCGCGCTTGATCGCGCGCAGCTCTTCTTTAGTGCGTTCGCCTTCCATGGCTTGCAGTTCGATCATCCGTCGCACCTGGCGGGATAGCTGGATCTCCTGCTCACCAGTCAGCAGCGGAAACCTGCCGATCTCGGTCAGGTAATCCTTAATGCTGTCAGTGCTCATGGTTCAGGTTGTTTAGAGGCATCTTGATCGCCCAAGCTGGCGAGCCATGATTCAAGTGATTCTCTCATGGGCAAGCCTTTCGGCAGCTTGAGGAA